AGAGTTTAAATTATACTCACCATCTACCGTACCAATTTTAACACCAATAAAGTTGTTTTGATTTGGATCCATAGAACAATTTGTAAATTTTTCTAACACAACAGGGTTAGAATCTGTATCGAAATAATCTCTTACTAATAGTGTAAAGTTGTTATTAGAGAAAGATACGTCTGCGATCGACACTTTAAGTAGAGTATTTGCTCCATCACCATCAGAGATAGTATAAACTTTAAATAAGTCGAATACTTTATTACCTCTAAGTTCGGACACAACCCATGGAGAACTCGGAGTTTGGTATCTGTCTAAGTACCATCCGATTGAGTGCACATTTCCACTTTGTGCTGAATCTAATCTTACAAGACTTGGGTTCAAACCTCTGATGTATCCTTTTTTCCACCCGTAGTTCAACCATGATTGGAATCTTTCTTCACAGAATAATGGAACTTCTAAACGAGGTTTTTGGAAGTTTGTAACTCCAAATACTTTTGTAACATAACTTGGGTCATTTTGAGAGAATGAAGTTTCAAAAGTATATTGTTGTCCATATCTATTAGTACAGTTAATTGCAAATTTCTCATAAGGATTTTTTAATACTGAAACATACTGTCCTGTCATATCAATGTTAACATTGGTAAGACCAGTAATCTCATAAGTTGGGTTTTCAGAACTTGTGTAGTATGAAATACCTCTCGATCTGAAAGTTCCAACTACAACATCATCATATTGTGTATATGAAGTTCCTGTGTAATAGTACACTTTAATGTGTAGCTCACCTGAGTAACAGTTTACAGGGACTGGAGATGGTGTTGGTGTTGGGTTAACATGAGCCGATGGTGTAATACATGGGTTCTGAGGAGATGGTGTTGGTGTAGGTGTTACTGAAGCCAACGGTGTTGATGTTGGTGTAGGATACAAATACTGAAGATTCTGTACAATTGAAAAGAAAGAGAATCCTGTATACCCATTTCCGTTTAATTCGTGTTCGAATTGTGAGTAATACCAAGGATCATTGAATCCTGAACACAAAGTGTTTGCTGAGAAACCAATATTTGGTACATTGTAAACATTTGTAGAAGCTGTGAAAATAGCATCCAATGTATTATAATCACCATCTTCAATCGAACCAAAATAAGAAATTGTATGATCTTCAGCATCAAAAGGTAGTGGATCGGTGATCACATCAAAAACCAAGTCTTGAAGTTGTGTTCCAATTGTTGAAGTTCCTCCATCACCAGTTGTATATGGAGTATTCAATAAGTTTGCGATTTCCGAAGGGAAGGTTCCTTGGAACTCAACTGTTGTGACTGAGTTAGAACATGCCGTAAAAGGGATGATAAATGTTTCAGTTTTAGCGGATAGACAAACAGGAACACAATCAATTGTTGCTCCTGATAAACACCAAACGTCGATTGTTGAGCAATCAACATTTGCCGTTGTGGTAATTGACCAAGATGGTCCTCCGTCATACCCAGAAAGTCCTAATATTCTTGTAACGAACAATTGATTGGATTGTTGTAGATAAGCTTTAGCAATGTATCCAGCTTCATATTTTGGTATTTGTGTGTTAACAAATTTTTCAGGAGATACACCCCCAAAATAAGTTGTAAACTCATCATAGTTCGTTATGAAAATTGGTTCGAAAGCAGGTCCGATAATAGTTTCCCCTACAACACCAAGTGTGGTAACACCAACACTTTGAGCAACAAAACTTAGATCAACTTCTGATGTATAGACTCCTGGTGAGACAAAAACCTTACTGTTAGATGAAGTAGCCATAATTTTAATTCAAATTTTTATTTATTTTCTTTAATAAATATTCACAGTTTCTGTAAAAACTTTACATAATAAAAACTATTTATATTTTGGTAAGATTTTATTCTGCCTTTTTTCTGCCCTATGTCCAAAGATAACAAGAAGATAAAAAACCTTAAGATTGACTCCGAAGTTCACGAAGTCCTGAAAAAATATTGTGATAAAAGAGGAATAAAAATGTATAGATTTTTAGAATCTCTTATATTGGAAAAGTGTAAAGATAAAAAAGATATCTACGGAGAAAATTAAAGCAAATTTTCATTAAAGATTAACTTTGATTCTGAGGATATAACCGAAGGAACGATTTCAATTTTTAACTCGTCTTTAGTATTGATTTGAATGTATTCTTGGTCTAACCCATAATACAGGTTATTAATGTAAACATCAAAGGAAGATACGTTAGTCGACTCAATCAAGTTCAAATCACAAGTATATTCAAATATTGTAGATGCGGTGACTGCAGAAACTTGGTAATTGAATATTGTTTCTTTTGGTGTGTTTGATACAGGTCTTCTTTTGTTTTTCACTTGGTTTCTAAGGTCTGTTTCAATCATTGTAAATGTTCTTGATATTGCGGGAGATACTTCAAAGTCATCTTCGTCCATCAAAAATCCCATCATAGTAAAATCATATTTTTGTATGTAATACTTTCTTTTGTCAACATCCATAACTGATTCGTCAGTAATACCATCATTAATAATTGGAATATAATGACCCTTAATTACTTGATAAGCCTGACGAGATGCAAAAGTTTGATTAACAATTTGATTAAATTTATTTATTTCTCTCATTCGATTACAAACAATAGCCACTTGGAACTTGATGTCAATTGGGACTGGTTGTGGAATTTTATAAATGTTCATCCCGTTTCTCTGACCATCCCAAGTAGGAACTTGCATATAATAATAAGTTCTTCTGTTTGGGATATTATAAGTCACAGATGGATTATTACCATATTTCACTTCAGGAATTCTTATGGTTGTAATAAATGGGGGCTCAACGTTTTTATCAATATTTTGAAAATCCCAAGTTTCAACAAACTGAGACCAATTTTGTGAAGTTATCAATATATCAACCACAGGAATTTTTTGTCCTTCAACTATTGTCTCCAAAGAACCTTTGACAAAATCTAAAAACCCTCTATCTAAATCGGCATGTAAAAGTGATTTGGGAAGATAAGTACCATCTTCAGAAATCATATCCGCCATTTGGTATCTTCTCGCCAAAAGGGTTTTTGGATATTTTATTGGTAAATAAGGTTTAACTTTTTTATTTGGTAACGCCATAATTAAATTGATTGAAATTCATTCGGACCAACGTATGAACCAATTATTGATCTGTAGAAAGGTTTATACCCTTTATAAGTGTGTTTCAAGTCAGAGTATACACGTCCGTCGTCTACAACTGTGTAATATCTAACAAAATTTTCTGAATCGTAATAACCTATGTAATCACCTAAATTTACATCAATCTCTAGATCTTCTAAAGTTTTAATGTAAACGTAAATTGAAATGTTTCCAGGTTCCGATTGTTGTATTTTTGAAGATCCAATTTTCGCAGAAGTTGGTTGAGCGATTGTTATGTAGGCATTAAACTCTACAGGGGGTAGAAATTTAATTCCATCCTCTAAAGCCTCACCATAAACGTCGTCTACTTTGGTTTTGTTTTTATCAACACGATATAGTACACAAGTGAAATTCATATCACCTATTAACCACTCTTGACCCATATCTATTTCTAAATCAAAGTCCTGACTCCCAAAAAATTTACCTAACCTTGTAATAGGAACTTTACCGTTCATAAACTCATTTATTGATAAATATCTTTTTTTTTAGTATTTTTATTAAAAAGTAGTATTGGAAAATATACAAACACTTTTAGAACACAAATCATTGGAAATGCTCGAGTCATACTCGGGGGCAAATAACTATATCCTATACCTAAAAAATAAAAAATTAGTTTCCAAAAAGTTTTACCTTACAAGATCACAAGCGGACTACATCATAACCTATCATGATACCAGACCTAAAGTTGCGAGAAAGTGGGTTGACTTGGATAGTTACTTTGCAAAAAAGTTTGCTGAAGAAAAATATCTTATAGAAACTCCTGATAAGATCTTTATCGAAAAGTTGTTAGTTGAAAAAGAAAAATCTTATCATGTTTGGGGTAAGTTTTTTGAAAATGATCCTTTGTCTGAATTTTGGGTTCCTAAATCTGCTTTGATTAAAACACATACAGTAGAAAAAGTGGAAATAGACTACTCGAAATATAGTCATAGACCTCCATTAAATCACCAAAAAGAAGCAATTGAAAAGTTGGTAAGATCAAAAAGATTTATATTGGCAGATGACATGGGTCTTGGAAAAACAACCTCAACAATTATTGCCGCTTTAGAAACAGGAGCAAAAAAAATATTAATAGTTTGTCCAGCATCTCTTAAAATTAATTGGCAAAGAGAAATTTCAAACTATTCAGACAGACCCGTTTTTATTTCGGAAGGTAAAAAATATTCAACAGAATCAGATTTTGTTATTGTTAACTATGACATACTGAAAAATTTTCACACAACTGACCCTAAGAAAAAAGATGAATCTTTATTGTTAAAATCAAATTTTGATTTAGTAATTTTAGATGAGGCACACATGATCTCTAATGTTCAGGCACAAAGAACGAAGTTAATTAATAGTTTTGTAAAAAAAATTAATAGAGTATGGTTGTTGACTGGAACTCCAATGACATCAAGACCTATGAATTATTATAATCTTCTAAATATAATCGAAAGTCCTGTTGCTCAAAATTGGATGGCGTACGCAATTCGATACTGTCAAGGATATCAATTCAAAGCTGGTAACAGAAAAGTTTGGAACGTAACGGGAGCCTCGAATTTAGAGGAGTTAAGGGAGAGAACATCAAAACAAATTATACGAAGACTGAAAGAAGAGGTTTTAGATCTACCTGACAAAATCATTACACCAATTTATTTAAGATTACAATCAAAACAATATGAAGAGTTAATGGGTGAATATTACGATTGGTATGATAAAAACCCCGACGAGTCTTCTTCTCTTACAGTTCAGTTTTCAAAACTAATGAAAGTTAGAAAAGTAATAGCGAACGAGAAGGTAAACCAAACTATCGAATTTGTCGAGAACATTATCGATCAGGGAAAAAAAGTTATAATTTTTACTAATTTCACGGACTCATTACAAACAATTTACCAACACTTTGGTAAACAAGCGGTTTATCTTGACGGTAGTTGTACCAATGCGATGCGTCAACAAGCGGTTGATTCTTTTCAAAACGATGAAAAAATAAAAGTATTTGTTGGTAATTTAAAAGCCGCAGGTGTAGGTCTTACTTTAACTTCGGCTGAAGTTGTAATTATGAATGACCTATCTTTTGTACCTGCAGAACATTCACAGGCAGAAGACAGAGCTTATCGTTATGGTCAAAAATCGAATGTTTTAGTTTACTATCCACTTTTTGACAACACAATTGAAGCGGCAATCTACGACATTTTAAATAAAAAGAAAGAAATTATTCGAACCGTAATGGGAGATCAACAAATGGAAAATAGTGGTGATGTTGTTGAGGAAATACTATTTCTTATCAATAAGTCACGTTGATGATATTTATCATTAATGAAAGTATCTATTTTATTCAAAGACACAAAATTTAAAGATTCGGATAAAGAATTTATTGAAAAATTTTTAAAGTTTTTGCAATCCGAGTACCCATTAAAAAAAGACATCAAGGTGCGATTTTTGGGTGACAGAGAAGGTCAAATGTCGACTGGATCAAGAACTGAAGGATCAGAAATAAAAGTTTTAGCAAAAGGAAGACTAAACAGAGACATAATGAGAACCCTGTCTCATGAGTGGGTTCATGAACACCAACGCTTAATTCTAAACAGAAAAAAAGGGCCAGATATTGGTGGTCAAAATGAAGATGAAGCAAACGCATTTGCGGGACAATTAATTAAAAAGTTTGAAAAAAAGTATCCTGATTTAGAACATATGATGTATGAGTCTAAAACTATAAACACCAAATTAGGAATACTCCAAGAACAAATTCTTTTCGAGGAAAGGGAAACTATTAAAGAAAATTTAATAGTTGAAATGAAAAAAATAGGGATCGAAAAACTACCATACTCTTATTCTTCTTTATCACGTTTTATTGATTCCAAAACCATGAACGTTCACTATAATAAACATTACAAAGGTTATGTGGACAAACTAAACAAATTCTTAAAGGACAAAAAAGGGGATTTGAGTTTAGAGGAAATCATTAAATCGATTAATAAATTTGACGATAAAGTCAGAAATAATGCTGGCGGTGCCTTTAATCATGCTTTATTTTGGAAAATGTTGTCACCAACAAAACAACTACCCAAAGGTGAAATTTTGAAAAAAATAAATCAAGATTTTGGTAACATAAAAAAAATGAAAGATGAGTTCAACGAAGCCGCTAAAGACAGATTCGGTTCGGGGTGGGCGTGGTTATATCTTGGTAATGATAATAAGTTGAAAATTATGTCGACACCTAATCAAGATAATCCTTTGATGAACATCGTAAAAGGCGGTGGATACCCATTATTGGGATTGGACGTTTGGGAACACGCATATTATTTGAAATACCAAAATAAAAGAGATGAGTACATCAAAAAATTTTGGGATTCAGTAAATTGGGAATTTGTGGATGAACTATACACCACTAAAATTTCAAAAGAAAAAAACAAAAATTGATTTTTTAAGTAAAAGATATTTATAGAAAAAAGCGATGGCAGTAATCAACGAACCAGAAAGATCAGAATTTTATCAAAAAGTGAGACATTTATTAGGTGCCCCTCTTAGATCAGTTGAGTTAGAGGACGAAATGATGGATACTCTTTTAGAATATTCTATTGACGATTATTCACAATACGTACAAGATTGGTTGATAGAATCACAATGGACATCACTTTATAATTTAAACTTGGATACACAATCTTTATCAAGAGCGTTTCTTACAAAAAGTTTAGATTATGAAACAAGATACACTTACGCATATTCTAAAATTGTTGGTCTACAAGCCGGCGGAGATTGGGTTATGAAAAAAGATTATGTCCAATTAGTACCAAACCAACAAATTTATGAAATTCCAGCAAACAGAGAATTAAATGAAATTTTATGGTTCACACCACCAACATTAAATAATTTAATGTTTGACCCTTGGGCATTCGGTGGTATTGCAGGTGGTGGTATTTCAGGTCCTGCAGGTTACGCACAAATGGGAAACATGTCAGGTAGTTATTTTTTGATGCCGGCATTTGACATGTTACTTAGAATGCAAGAGATTAACATTCAAAGAAGAATCATAGCGGGTGAAATGACCTATAGAATTACAGCACTACCTGAAGGTAAAAAAGCACTACATCTAATGAACACACCTGGCGGTAAATTTGACTTTGGTAATGCAGAATTGATGCAAGGTAGAGTTTGGTATTGGTACTATGATATAGGTGATGGTGACAGAGATCAATGTTTAAAAGACAATCCTGATATAATTAAATTACCTTCCGACATACCATTCGAAAAAATTAGTTGGTACGAACTAAATAACCCTGCACAGATTTGGGTTAGAAGATGGTTCACTGCATATTGTAAAGAAACCCTTTCTAGAGTAAGGGGTAAATTTAGCGGAAGTCTCAAAACACCCGAAGGTGATTTGACCATGGATTATACGTCATTGGGTACTGAGGCAAAAGACGAAAAAACTAAATTAATTGAAGAACTAACAGGTGCAGAAGGTAGATTAACAAGATTGAAACCTGAAAAGGTTATGGAAAGAGAAGCGTTGTTGGCAGAAAATCTTAACAAACAACTTAAATTTAGGGCAATGCCAAGACAGATATATGTAATTTGAAATATGAAAGGTCGAAAACCACATAGAAAAGTAATAATAAAGGGGGATATACCTGAAACCTTGAAATCAACTTTTACCTCAATTGTTAAACAATCACATTATCAAAGTAATGGTGAGGAGTTAACAATAATAAAAGAAATTGATTTTTGTGAATTTTTACTCAACTCTGAAAAAAATCAAAAAATAACAATTAAAACATTAACCAATTGTAAAGTCATACCCGATCAAAACAAAATTGACGAAGAGTGGGATGAAATATTACTTTCAAAAGGGGCTTGTGTGACCTTCCAAGTTGTAGAGAACGTTTGGTACATACTATCTTCAGACGGACTCAAGCTTGAATAATTTTTGGTCAGGTAGATATTTCCACAT